TGTAGGTTCAATTATCAATGACGTATCTAATGTGCTTATTTGTTTAAATGTAAAATCTTTTTCTTTTTCTTTTGCTGCTTGAAAATGAGTAGCAATATATGGGGAGACATCCATAATATCGTATGAACGTATTGTAGCTGCCTTTGATGCAAGCCATGCCCAAGTACTAACTCCAGTTCTAACTCCAAATTCTGTAACGTGATCACATTCATCAGCATAATACTTTAATGTAGGTAAATGTTCATTGATGTCGGATTCATTCCAACAGTTATATGCGTAACAAAAGTCAGTTAATTTTTTTGTTTGAATACTAATACTATACGTCATTCAACACACCTAAAAAAATAATTTTTGTTTTTAGTAAAAATTTGTAAATTTACACCTTTTTTTGTTGGAGTTTGAACGTAGGTAATAAAATCTTTTATTACTTTTTTAATGTTCTTTTGTGCCATTACCATTTCCGTTTGGTTTATTAGACATTGTCCTAGCAACTGATTCTGCTGATCTACCAATAGTGTACCCACCTAAACCAACAGTAAGTAATGTCCAAACATCTCCTGGTAATGTAAAAGTTATTTGTGCTTTAAATAAAAGCATCATAAAAGGTCCTAAAATATAGTTCCACACTAAAATAAAAATTAAAACATACATCAACGTTGGTCTCCACCCAGAAACGTACCAATTTGATTTAGCTTCAGCCTCTATAATGGATGCAGCTGCTTTTACTTCTTGCGCAGATGTCTCCATTAATTTTATTTGTAGTTCAGCTTTCAATTTTGCTGCTAAATCTTTGTCTGTAACCGCTTTATCTACTGTGGAAAAAAGCATTTTAGCCAAAGGGGCAACAATTTGTAGAGCGGGTAACATATTATTCTCCTAATTTATTATTTATTTTTAAATTTAAAACGTTTATTTAGTGTTTTACGATTACCATAACTCTTAAATACACCAGAAGATCCAATTTGTCTAGAAAAATTCAAACCTTGAGGATTTGGCCCAGATTTTGGTGGTGGTCCGTATCGAACACCAGAGATTTTTAATTTTATTTTAGGAATTTTTAAATTTTTTCTGAATTGTAGTGGTTTTATAGGATTTAATTTAGGAATCTTTAATCCTTGCAGAGAAAAAACTTTTTTATTAAGCATTATTGCTTCTTAACTGTGAATGTGCTTTGCTTCAAAGCTGCCAATTTTAATTTATCTCTTGCAACTTGTAATCTTTTTGCAGATTGTTCCTCAGAACTTTCAATTTTCATTTTTTCAACATCAATTTTATCTTCAAATTCGTCTTGTTTTCTTTCCATATCCATTATAGACTCTTGTGCTCTTCTCTGAATATCAAGAGCTTTTAAATCTAACTCCCTTTGTTTGAGTGTAACTAATGGATCCTGCTGTTGACCACCCTCAGCACCGACTAAATTCTGTGTAAGCTCAACAATTCTTTTCGCCACAGCTGAATTAAATTGAGTTTCAAACGTAGTTGGATCTTGTTGTTGCATTAAAACCATTTGTGGGTTCTCGGACATCGCTGCCCCAACTTCTCCATGTGCTTGAAAAGCAATGTGATCCGAAATATGCCCTTGTAATAAGGCATAAACCATAGGATTAAGTTGAACCATTCTACTTTGCATAAAAATTGCATGGGCAGTTATATGAGAAATATGATCTTGATCAGGAAAAGCTTTTAATAATTCCATTCTCAGAGCTTTTGCATTTTCAGTTGCTGGATCTTCTGGTCTTGGATCTATTTGTGGCAACAATATATCATCAATTTGTCTTGTTCCTAAGGCTTCATACACCCTTCTATACGCCTCTCTAAGATTGTGTAATTGCGGAGCAGACAAAGCAATCTTTAAATTTTCATTTGCAAGAGTCACTCTTTGTGACATTGAGAAAATATTTGGATCTGCAACTGGAATTACATCAACTCTATCATCAAAATCTTGTAATTTTATCATGCGATCTGCATTATAAACAGAATAGGGATACACAGGAGGTAAGTAATCAGCAAAAACTCCAGCCAAAATTTGAAATTCTTGTTTCATTGCGTAATAACATCGCTTATGTATTGCCGACATAACTCTAGAACCACGTTCTAAAAGTGCAATAGTCGTGCCAACAGCTGCTTGTTGATTACCATCACCAATCGCCATATCAGTGATAGAGGCAAAACGCTGTCCTGCTTGTACAACAAAACCTAAAAGTTGAAATAAAGTTGGGCTTGGTTCTTTAAATGGTAATATTTGAAACTGATCTTTAATGTTTCCTCCTGGTGCATCTACATCTCTAAACTCTCCAGGTTGAAAAGGTTGGTCATCATCTCTAATTCTTATGCCTCTAGATTTAAAACCAGCTGGAAGATTAGCTAATGTGCCCGCGTCTAATAATTGTCTCAATGCAGAAGTGGCTGTTCGTGATAAACCACCTATCATATGAATTAAACCAAAGCCGTAGAAACCTAAACCTGGTAAAAATTTGTAATGAACAAAATAATCTTTTCTTTTTTTTAACTCATCGTCTGGTTCAAAATTTCTGTAGATAGATAAAATTTCTTGTGAACCTTCATCAATACTAACAATGTAAGGAACTTTTATATTTTTTTCTTTTTGTGTATCTGTATCCTCATATTCGGTTAGATCTAAGTCTACATGCATTTCTAAAATATTAAATTGATATTCTTTATCGGATGAAGGTTTTACTCCTTCTATCTCTGCTAACTTTTCTTGTATTTGACTTTGCTGTACAGGTTTTGGTAATAACTCAACATCTCTATAAAACCCACCTCGTTGAGCCTTTAATATATCATTCTCGGACATACGGACCACGTGAGTTATTCTTTCACAATCTTTTAAATCAGTTGCATAATAAGGAACTACTAAATCATCTGCTGGAACAAATTTAGAAACAGCACGTTTCATAATATCGTCATAATAAACTTTTTTAAATGCAGATCCTGATAAAGGTAAGTAAAATAATAATTGATCGAAGTCAGGAGTATATTCTTCCATTACATCCATCAACATATAATTCATAAAATCCTTTACTCTAGTGGCTTGCGCAATCGTGTCTGCAGTTTCTACCCCTACAACTTGTGTTCGTACAGGCCCTTCTGCAGGAAGTAATTCCTTGTAAGCCTGTGCTTGAAATTGAGTAACTGCCTCAGCAAGTAAAGGATGAGTTACACCAGTTGCTCCTTGAAATGGTCTGGTCAAATCTTGATATTTAAAACCTAATAAATCTAAACCTTGAGTGTATGTAGTTTCCCAATCTAATCTAGATACTCTATCTTTTTTATAATCGGTGATTAATTCTGATGCTATTTTTTTAATAGTCCTTTCATCTAAATCTTCGGCTATATTTTTGTAAAAATTTAATTGATCTGCAATCGTCTCAGAGGCATCATCTACGATTGCCTCTTCATCAGGTAGTTCTATATCAATGTCATTTTCAACAATGGACTCTTCTTCCAATGGTTCATTGTTCTTATCAACTTCAGCCATTTAAAAAAGTTTTGTAGGTTTACTCCTAGCTAATTTATTTCCTCTAGCAACAACTGATCCACCGCCAGACATCATTCTTCTACCTTTTAATATTTCCTTAGCCTCTTCTGCAGGAGGTTTTGCAAATATATTCGAAGCTTGATTTAATTTTGTTGCACCCTGAGTTGCTTGATTTACCCTTGCTATTGGACTTGTAATAAATGGTTTTTGTATAGGTGCATCATAAAATTTATCATCTGCCCCTGGAAATTTTGCAAGATCTACACCTTTTACTTTTTCAGCTACACCTTTAAATCTTTTTGCACTTTCAGTAGCAAGTTCATTTTCCTTAAGTGTACCTAAATCTCCTGTATCGACAGCACTTACATCTTTCTTACCCATTTTTGATATAGCGTAAGCTGCACCTAATCCAGCTGCAACTTTAGCTAAATTTCTTAATGATTTCTTCATGATATATATATCTCCGTGTTATAACAAATTTATTTTAACACGCAATGATTGAATAAACTACACCTTAGATAAGATCATCAATATATCCGCCACCTTTTGCAAGAACCATACCCCCATCAGCTTTTTGTTTCATGAGAAACAATTCTTGTTCTAGAATCTGCACTTGATCCGTGTCCCCTTTACGTTTTGCTTCTTCAAGCAATTGCATTAATTGTGTAACTCTACTTGGCATTATAATAAATCTTTATAATATTTAAGATAAGTTGCGTTTGATAATTTTTCACCAGCATATTCTGAATCAATAGAGGACCCGTCATAAGTTTGTCTCGAGCCATCAATTAATTTACCCTTTTCTGCAGAGTCTGGAACGATAGCTGGTAATGGTTCTAATTTATCGT